ATTAAACTTTCCCTAGCGGGAATGTTTTCAGATCAGATGAATCAAGAGCTTCCAGAGGGTTATCCCCAGAATGCTATCCCTTTATTCCCTGCTTTCACGCAGACGAAATTGGATCGTATTCTGGGAGGTCCCACTCATAAGAAGCGTCGGGTACAGTTCTACTTTAATCTTCTCCAGTCCAAAGCACTTTGTGCTCCTGTGGACGATGAGATGATTCAGGAGGCCTATGACAAGCACCGCAAGTCATTATGCCGTCCTAAAGAGAACACTATTCCCCGTGATTCTGAGCTATACGACAAGCTTCGTACGCACGCCAGAAGGTTCTTTTCCGAAAATTGCGAGTACAATCCCTTCCGAACAAGTCTCCCGAATTCCATGTCTTCTATCGAGAAGAATAGGAGTAAGGGAGGCAATCGAGAGGGTCTGCGCTCCAATGGAACTCTCCAACGGTTACGAAGACACCCCTTAATTGGGATGTCTGAGAACCTTGAGAATGCCCGGATGGAACCTTATGTGATCGGTCTTTTTGGACCTCCCGGAAGTGGTAAATCCACAATTGTTCAGAAACTTGTTTCTGAACTTCGGAGGAACATTGGACCTCACTTACAGCGTGAAGACTTTGTTTACGCGCGTTCTTGCAATACTCGCCATTGGGATGGCTATCATGGGCAACCTATTGTCGTTTTGGATGACTTTGGTCAAAACCTTGAGGATCGTGGAGATCTTTCAGAGTTTATGACTTTAGTCTCTCTGAACGACTATGTTGTCCCGATGGCCGATCTGCGAGAAAAAGGACAGACATTCCGGTCCCCAATAGTCATTGTGACTTCAAACATGGGATTCGGGATGCATATGGTACGAAACCACGCGGGAGGATTGGTCTTGGAAGACCCCTCTGCTCTCTGGAGAAGATTTGATCTTCCTCTCCTTATAGAGAAAACTAGAGTAGGTCATTTTCCAAGAGTAACTCCTTACCATTTAGCGGTTTATCGTACAGAAGGTCCTTTTTACGAAAAGAAGCACGGAGGAAGTTCTCAAACTCACTGGAATGCATCGTACAGTCTGGACGGCCATGGGCCTCCAAACTGTCCTGTTAACTTCTCAGATTATCGAAATCTCGGAGAAGTGATCCCCACCTTCGGGGATCTTTGCACCAAGATTAATGTAGAGTTAGGCAAGAAATTTGATTTTCATCGCCGGACTTTTCATGAATCTTGGACTCAGTGGGTCCATTCTTTCAAAGTGGATTTCCGGAAACTCACAGAAGGTCCCCTCTGGGACCCTCTTATTGAGAGTGTCAGTCCTGATATTTTGGATCATTGTGATTCCATATGTCTGGACTTTCCGGTTCATCCCCCTTTGGAGAGACCGAGAGTGAAGGCACACGCTATTCCTGAACCGTTAAAGGTCCGAATGATTACCTTGGGAGAGGTGGATACAAAAGTACTCCAACCTTTCCAGAAGGCTCTTTGGACTGGCTTAGGAAAGTGTCCTCAGTTCTGTCTCACCAATGGAGTGAAAGATTTAGAGGACTTCGAAGAAGATACCCTTCCTTGGATACATCGTATCGAGAAGTGTATTCAGAGGATTAGGGAGCGCGGAG